ATGTTTAAACCAGAACTCCTTTCCCCGGCGGGAACGCTGAAGAATATGCGTTACGCTTTCGCCTATGGCGCTGATGCCGTTTATGCCGGCCAGCCGCGCTACTCGCTGCGCGTGCGTAACAACGAATTCAATCACGAAAATCTGCAGCTCGGCATCAATGAAGCCCACGCGTTGGGTAAAAAATTCTATGTGGTGGTCAACATCGCCCCGCATAACGCCAAGCTGAAAACGTTTATTCGCGATCTGAAGCCGGTGGTGGAGATGGGTCCGGACGCGCTGATCATGTCCGATCCGGGTTTAATCATGCTGGTGCGGGAAAACTTTCCGGATATGCCGATCCATCTTTCGGTGCAGGCCAACGCCGTCAACTGGGCGACGGTCAAATTCTGGCAGCAGATGGGCCTCACCCGCGTGATCCTGTCGCGTGAACTGTCGCTGGATGAAATCGAAGAGATCCGCCGCCAGGTGCCGGAGATGGAAATTGAGATTTTCGTCCACGGCGCGCTGTGCATGGCCTACTCCGGCCGCTGCCTGCTCTCCGGGTATATCAACAAGCGCGACCCGAATCAGGGAACCTGCACCAACGCCTGCCGCTGGGAATACAACGTGGCGGAAGGTAAAGAGGACGACGTCGGCAACATCGTTCACAAATATGAGCCGATTCCGGTGCAGACCGTGGAGCCAACCCTCGGCATTGGCGCACCGACCGATAAAGTCTTTATGATCGAGGAAGCCAAACGTCCGGGCGAGTACATGACCGCCTTCGAAGATGAGCACGGCACCTACATCATGAACTCGAAAGATCTGCGGGCTATCGCCCACGTTGAGCGTCTGACCCAGATGGGCGTTCACTCGCTGAAGATCGAAGGCCGCACCAAATCCTTCTACTACTGCGCGCGCACCGCCCAGGTTTACCGCAAGGCGATCGATGATGCCGCCGCCGGCAAACCGTTCGATACCAGCCTGCTGGAAACCCTTGAGGGGCTGGCCCATCGCGGGTACACCGAAGGCTTCCTGCGCCGCCATACCCATGACGATTACCAGAACTATGAATATGGCTACTCCCTCTCCGAACGCCAGCAGTTTGTCGGTGAATTCACCGGGGAGCGTAACGGCCCGCTGGCGGCAGTGGCGGTCAAAAATAAGTTCAGCGTTGGCGACAGCCTTGAACTGATGACTCCGCAGGGTAACGTCAACTTCACCCTCGAGCATATGGTAAATGGCAAAGGCGAAGCCATGCCGGTGGCCCCGGGCGACGGCTATACCGTATGGTTGCCTGTGCCGGACGACCTGCCCCTGCAGTATGCGCTGCTGATGCGCAACTTTACTGGTCAGACAACCAGAAACCCGCACGGTAACTAGTTAATTTGCGTTATTTTTTCACGATGTAAGGATATTAGAATCGGATCACATACCGTTTCGATCGAAACAGGTATCATCCATTTCGCTGAAAAACATAACCCATAAATGCTAGTTGTACCAGGAACCACCTCCTTAGCCTGCGTAATCTCCCTTACGCGGGCTTATTTTTTTGTTTTAACCTAATGAAATAAATGGAATTATTTCTTTCAATGTCCACACATTGACCACATCGATACAAAAAGCCCCGCTTTGCGGGGCTTTCTTGTTGGTCACATCCAATGAATTTGCTGTTGGCCTGACGTTGTCGGGTGCGGTGGCGCTGGCACGACTTCACCTGGTGACACGATAAAACGTTCGACCGTTTCAGTAGTGACAAACGTACAACTGCAATTGATGTTCGTACACTGATGATAGCGCTCCTTAGTCGTATCAGAAAAATAGCGGCTGGTACGAGCATGAGCTGCATAGTGGCATTTTGGACAGTGGAACATAGCGAACACCTCAGATAATTTCCAATACGCCAATATTACTAAAAATATACTTACATAACAAATAGTTAAATTAAAATCAGTGAATTAATCCAGGCATTCATACCCCACATCCGAAAGCTTAACCTCAAGCTCTAAGCCCGTCGTGAATCCATTCCCGCTAAGGTTATGCACCACCCGGCTGATTATCCATGCCTGCTCGTCTATAACGCTCTTAAAGCCTTTGACTACTACCGGCGTTTCTGGAAACAAATCTGCGCGCCCGGTCGCAAGCCTGATAGAAAACTCTGCCACCCCACGTTGGAGTTTGTCCCATTTGGCCTGGGCGGCTCGCATGGCCTGCGCTTTAGTTGAAAAAATTGTCGTTATGGCAAACACGTTGTCATCCTCGCCGACCATGTATTCCCCCTCCCTGGCTTCCGGCGTCTTCACCGCTTTTTTCTTCGTTACCGGTTTTGCTTTCGGGTGCTGTAGCGCGCGTAAATGCTGCTCTTTAGGTTTGCGTTTTAACGCAACCTTTTGTTTTTGTGGCTTCGGGTCTTTGGTGTGCAACCACTTGGCCGTAACGCCGGTATATGCCCCACGGTCAGCAATCGAAAACTGATGGCGGTCGCCATCGCTGCGGGTGATCGTGACCTGCGGAATGGCTTTTCCGCTCGCTGTCACTCCCCGGCCAGCCCTCAGAAAAAGTAACTTTCCCGCCTTTACCGAAACCTCACCGCCGTTTCGCTCGGCGAGACGAGTTAGAAATTTGGCATCCGATTCCTGTGACTGGTCGATATGCGGAATTTTTATTCCGGCCAGCTCCGGTATAACGCTCGACGTCAGTTTGTTACGTGCCGCTATCGCCGCAACAATTTCGCCGAGCGTCTTGTCATGCCAGGACTCTTCCCGACGTGAGTTCAGCGTTCCGCGAAAATCAGCGCTGCGGGCGCGAATGGTCACCGTATCTGGCGCGCCATGATGTTCAACCTCATCGACGGTAAAACTTCCCTTACCCATCAACGCAAAGCCTTTCCACCCGAGGTAAAGCGTCAGTACGGCACCGCGTATCGGCAGCTCAACCAGCCCGTCAGCATCATCGAGCTCGATATCGAGCTGGTCGGCATCGAATCCGCGATTGTCGGTCATCGTCAGGCTCATCAACCGATTACTGATGTTGCCGGTAATATCTTTGCTGTCGAGCATCAGCATAAAATCGGGCGTCAGTACGCCACCCGCATTCAGATTCAGCATATCCAGCATCAGCTAATCCCCACCATGCCGGCCACTGACGAGGCCATATTTCCCGCCTTGCCAATCAGTGATTTTGCCTGTTCACCGATATCGCCATACAGCGCCGCAAGGGATTCATCCACGCGGGTGAGCGTTAGCGTAAAATCAATTTTACGCGCCGTTCCGTCAGCAAAAAACATGCTTCCTGTCTCGCTGATATTATTGATGACGTACATACCGTAAATCGTTCCAGTGCCATCCAGTAACGGCCAGGCTCGCCCCTGGTCAGCCATCAGACGAATAGCCGTCATCGTCAACCTTCCGCCAGTGAGCTCCGGGTAAAGCGTTCCGGCAAGGGTGATTTTTTCCTCGCCCGGCCCTAAAAACTGAAAGGCATCCCGCTTACCGACACGGGAGTTTGACGGCCATCGATATTCGGCGTCGCGTTGCATCGTCTGGTGTGGCAATGTCTGGCGCATAAAGACAAACATTCCAAGAGCAAGCATCATCATCAGCCTCCTTAATCGTGCATCATGCTGGCTCGGGCTCTGGCCCGCTTATCGCGTTCATATTTTTCTAACGCGTCCTGCAACTGATTCCCGAGTTGACCGCCCGGCGCACCACCCGGCATGTTGATTTGATAGGTTGGGCTGCTCTGGTCAATGTAGGTACGACCGGCGGGGGCCGTCACAGGCTGATAAGCCTGATAACCGCCATAAGTGCTGGTCGCGGGAATATAAGAGCTACCCTGCGTGGCGGCACTGGCTTTCGCGGCAGTCTGGTCAAGCGTGCTGGACTCTTTATTGATAACGCCGAGCTTCTCAAGCACCCAGTCAATACCGCTGCGCAGCTTATTAAATGCCGTCAGTGGCAGCGTTAAGGCATCCGCCAGTCGCTGGCCGAACAACACACCGGCATCACGAAAACGGTTTAACGTCTCCTGCGAGGATTTGACCGGCGCGATCAGGTTGTTAAACCAGTCCCACGCGGCTTTAAGCTTTCCGCCCAGCCAGTCAAACATCGGTTTAAGTGGCGCAAACAGGTCAGCTACGGGCGCAAAGGCAGCCCGCAAACCGTCAATTACACCACCGAAAAATGCGCTGACAGGTTCCCAGTATTTACGGATGAGCAATGCTCCGGCGACAATCGCAGCCACAACAGCAACAACCGGCCAGGAAATCGCGCCGATAGCGGTAATGATGCCGCCGGCCACCGTAGTAAATACGGCCCCGAGCGCCGTCGCAGCGGCGATGATGGCATTCACGCCTGTTATCACCGGCCAGGCAATCAGCCCAATGGTCCCGATCATACCCACGACACCGATAGCCACGGCGGTAATGACGCCAAGGGTCTGCGCGAGCGCTTTATTACGCTGGATCCAATTATCAAGTTTGAGCACGTAGCCGGTCGCTGTCTGCACCAGTTTGCGTAAGGAGGATTCCTGCTGGTCAAACAGGTCAGTCCCCACGGCCTCATACGCAGACTGAAATTCTTTAAAGTCGCCGCCGAGGTTATCTTGCATGACTTTAACCAGTTCCTCAGTTTTTCCGTCCGAGGCTTTAAATGCAGCAGTGAGTTGGTCCAGTTTTCCCGATTGCGCTGCGTTCATCAAAACAGCGGCGGCAGAACTGGCCTCTTCGCCAAATATCGTTTTCATGTATTCAGCGCGTTGACCGGTACCCAGCTTATTTTTTTCAAAACTGGCCTGCATTTCCTTCAGGATGGTAAATACAGGGCGGGTATTCCCTTTACTGTCTGCTGTTTTAATACCGAGCTCTTTAATGGCCGTATATGCCTGCCCGGTGGGTGCCTGCAGTCGACTTAAAATGGCACGACTCCCGGTCCCCGCCATTGAACCTGTAATTTTCGCATCATGAAGTGCACCAACCATTGCAGCGGCTTCCTCAATACTGACACCGGCATTTTTAGCCACCGGCGCCGCATATGTCAGCGCATCACTCAACCCGTCAAAATCGGCGGCGGTTTTATTCATTGTCATCGACAGGACATCACCGATGTGAGAGACCTGATCGTTAGTGAGCTGGAAGGCTGATTTCATCCCCATCAGCAAACCGGCGTTCTCTTCCATCGTCCGACGGTTAGCGAGCGCCATATTAAGCGTGACGGGTGTCGCTGCCTGAATTGCCGCCGCATCGCCGCCCGCTTTCGCGATGATAATCTGAGCACCGGCCGCATCATCGGCAGAGGCGGCAGTATTGTCGCCCAGCAGTCGGGCTTGTTTTCGCAAAGCCGTCATTTCTGCGGAGTCTTTCGCCACACCGAGTACAGCCTGTAACTCGGAATTTTTCTGCGCAAAATCATAACCCGGTTTCATCAGTGCAACACCGGCCAGCGTGCCGGTCGTCGCCATACCGACACCGGCGGCACCCATTGCGGCAGCGTTTCCGGCCAGCTCTTTACCTGCCTGATATCGCTGCTTAACCGCGTTGAGCTTTGCCTGTTGAGCGCTGACGCGCGCCAGCGCTTCACGCTGGCGATTGAGCTGCATCGTCGTTTCGCTGATGCTGGTTTTTAACCGACGCTCGTCTGCCGCCAGGGTGCGGGTATTAATTCCTGCCTGGCTGAGTTCCTGCCGCTGGCGCTGTACGGCCTGCCGCAAGCTGTTGTGTTTGAGCTGGAGCGCGGCGGCGCTTTTGCGGGCGGCATCCATTGCCTGCGCTTGCGCGCGTGTCGGCTGTTCCGTATTTCTAAACTGGATCGCCAGCGCGGCGGCTTCCTGTTTAGCTTTCTTCAGCTCCTGACCTGTAACGGCAAGTTGCGCGCTGGCCTTGCGAAACCCGTCAATACGGGAGGCCTGGCCATTCAGTTCACGCAGTGATTTTTGAGTGTCCCGGATATCACCAGACAGCGTTTTGCTCGCTGTCTGGATGGTTTTAAACGGGCGGGTCGCCTGGTCAACAGCCTTGAGTAATACCTGCAATTTAACGTCGTTACTCATTCGTGTGTCCGCTTCGCTGTAGCGCTTTTTCGCGCCAGGTGGTGAGCTCGGTCAGGCTCATGGGATATAACTCTGATGGCGGCCAGTGAAAAATCACCGCGATATCCGCCATCAGGTCATCGACCGACATGTCTTTCTGGAAATTTAATCCGCCAAATTCGGCGACAAAAAACCGATCACCTTTGTTGCCAGCGCCATCAAATCGGGTAAATCCATCATGACGACATCCGACTCGGTAAGAGACGGGCTGGTCATACGCGGCAGCACTTTAATCAGGGCATCCACTTCAGAGCGCGCAACGTCGGCCAGGCTGACACCGCGCAGGGTTCCGGCGTTAGGCTTCATCAGGGTAATTTTTTCGATGACCTGCTCGCCGCGTTTGATGGGATTTTCCAGGGTGACGATGTTTTCTTTGCTCATGAGTTTCTCACTATTTACGGATTCGGGGTTAACCGGCCAGGCGTGCTGGCCGGGGTAAAATTACAGGCCGATATTGCGGCGGTGCTGGTCGAGTCGGTCGACGCCGTTCACCTTCTCAATCATGTTGAGGACGTCGATTTCTACCAGCTCCTTACCGTTCATGGTCAGCCTGTAGTACGTGCAGACCAGCGATAATTTGCTGCTGGTATCCTCGCCCTGTTTGCTCTCGCCGTTATCGACTTCTTTCACCTTGAAACGGGTCTCAACTTCCACCGCCACGGTTTCGCCGGTATCGTCCCGCTGGTAAGAGCCTGCATAGCGCAGTAGCGTCCCGGTACCGACGGCACCATAAAGCGACCAGATCGCATCATCAGGGAAGCCGCCGAGGGAAATCTCCATCGCCAGCGCGTCATCGTCGAGGCCGAAATCGACAGGGGCCGACCCGGACATCCCGCCGCCCCGGTAGTTTTCCAGCTTACGGGTCAGCTTTGGCAGGGTGACGGACTCGATAACGCCGAGATAGCTGATGCCATCCAGAAACGTGTTCAGGTATTTGAGCTTGCGCGGCATTGCCATTGGTCAGGGCTCCTTAATTGCTGTTAACCGATGACACCAGATTCGCCAGGTATTGATCGGTAATGCGCTGACGCAGTGTCAGGCTTTCGAGAGGGGGAACCGGCGTATAGTCGTAATCGATATACAGTTTCCCGGCTTTGAGGGTCGCCGCGTCGTTGGCCGATTCATCAAACCAGCAGGTCGCATCAACGATGTATCCCGCCGTTTTCATCTCGCGGAATTTCGCATTGATACCCGCAACGATGTCTTTAATCAGCGTGGCGGTGATCGGCTTGTCGACCGCCCACATGTGACCAGCGGCCATTGTGTCGGCGATAACCTGCGCGGTGCGGGTGTAGTTCTCGAACAGGAACAGCGGGTCATCGGAGCAGCAGCGGTTGCCCCAAAAGCGGAAACCGTCTTTACGAATGAGCGTGGTGACGCCAGCCTCGTTAAGCAGGTCGGCATCGGTGCCGGATTCCTGCAAATCCCAGAAGACCGACGCGCTGATGCCGGTGACACCATTGACGCCAACGTTTGACAGTGTTTTGTGCCAGCCGGTGTCCTGGTCGATTCTGGCGCGCAGGCCCAGCGCGCGGGCGGTCGCCCATGCTGTTTCGGTCGCGTTCGCCGTGGTATCCCATGCCAGAAAATCCGGCCAGATAACCATCAGCTCACGCTGGCTGAAATTCTCGCGATAGAGCATCGCCTCGGAAATGTTCTGGCAATCCCATGCGCTGATATAACCAAAGGCGCGCAGCTTCTGGCAAATCGGCGCGAGCGCGGTCGCAACCTCAAGGGAATCGAGACCCGGCACGCCAAGGATGCGCGGTTTAACGCCGGTGACGGCCTCCGCTGTGAGCAGCGCTTTCAGCCCGGTGTAATTACCACTTTCGTCGGTGCCTCCGATGATATTAGAGACAGTCTGAGCTTCAGCGTCATCGCCGGTACCTTCGGCAACGCGCACGACGACAATGACCGGTTTCGACTGGTCGGCGATTGCCTGTAGAGATGCGGCCAGGGTGCCTTTTGTCCCCGCTTTCGCAATAGCGCTTTGCACGCTGGTAATCAGTACGGGCTTATTGAGTGGGAAGGTGGCGGCATCGGCATCGCTGGCCGTGCAGACCATGCCGATAATCGCCGTTGATACGGTGGAAATGACGCGGGTGCCGTCGTTAATCTCGACAACCTGGACGCCGTGATGAAAATCGCTCATCCGTTTAACTCCGTGGTTAAGGGTGAGCATTATTTTCAATCGTGGGGGAAGGGGTGACGAGTCATCCCCGCTGTAACAGGGACAGTACAACAGGAATGACCGTCACAGGGTCAGGCAACACGGCTCCAGCACATCAACAGGGTGTGGGCTTCAACAACGCTGAACGATTTACCCTCGCCGAGGTTGTCGGTTTTGCCGCTGGTATTGTGTTTGTGGGTCGGGACGTCAACAATATGGGTATGTTCGCCATCTTCACTGGTGTAATTGCGGGTGCGGCGGCTGTCATTATCGGAGCCGACAATATAATTCCCGTCCCATGCCTCACCCGGTGCCGCCATCCCTCCCTGATGTTTGTGCCTGCCAGCCCCCCTGGTTGTCAGCTCATGTGCAGGTAACTCACTGGTTTTGCCGCTCACATTAATCTGAACGGCGGGCAGGTTAGCCCGCTGTAGCGTGATATTATCGCTGCCGCCAGTCTGCCCGACGTTTGAGCCGTCAGCTTTACCGATGCGGACAGTTTTATTTTCGCCAGTGTAAACCCATTTCGACCAGGGCCAGCGCTCATTGGGGTTCAGGTTCTTATTGAAAAAACGCGTAGTTCCGACGGGGTTATCGTCTTCCCAGAAATCACGCTTTGCCGCTGTAATGGCGTCGGTAATTACCTGCTGAATATCTTTATCAAGATCCCCTGCGACCTTATCGGCGTAATCCTTCGCCTCATTTTTCGCACGCTCAACTTCCCCCACTGAGGCAACAATAACCGCCGGGTCTGCTTTCAGTTCCACGCTGGCGATATTGCTTACGGCAATCCACAAATTAACCGCCTGTAAACGCCCTGAGCCTTCCGCAAGTAGCGGCTTATAAGATGGCGGCAAATTAGCAACCGCCAGGCAAACGCCGTTATCATCATAGAGCGCTGCCTCCCTTAACCAGAAACCACCCACCTGCGGCATCATGACCATTTCAGCGCGAATAACATTTTCGGCTCTGTCAGCTATAACCAGCCGGTTTAGTGGCGCCCGGTATAATTCATTTACCAGCCCCTTCTGAACAGCACTCACGGCGGGCAGAAGACCATTGCCATCTCCTACCCCCATATATGAGAACCCTACCGGCTCGCCTGTCAGTGCAGCGTCTGCGATCCGTTGGCTACCCTGTGAGGTTAATATTGCCTGGTAGACCTGAGCCATATTCCCCTCCGTCTTATTCCCAGATACCGGCCGCAGTGCCGACTTCATGCCTGAGCCAGTTCATCACTTTATTCATACCGGCTCGCCCAATATCACCATTGAAAATGACTACGGCAGATGTTCTGGCTCCGGTCTGAAATTCGTTGTTTGAATACGTCGAGCCAATCAGCAGAGACTTATTACTTACTCTCCGGCCACTCATCGCCCCGATAGCGCCTTCGGCTATATCATTTTTAAAAACCCAGGCTCCTGTGGCGGGTGCAGCAGAGACAATCTGTCCGACAACGACGAAATCTCCCTTTGCAGCACCACTCTCTAAACCCGCACTTTTTACCCCACCTTCAGTTTCCTGGGCATAGGCTATGATGCCGCTCCCTCCCCACATTAATGTGTCTCCGGTTACCGCACCGGTATTGTCTTTAAAATAATTCGATACCACCGGAAAACGCCCGGCGCTGGCAGAAGAATCCGGGTACTGTAAAATAGCCACAATCGTCATCGTATCCGTTAATTTAATCCGGGTGTCGAAATGGTTTCCGTGGGTCATGTCTGCGTACTGACGTGAATAGACCGGCCTCCCTGTTTGCAGTAAGGGCAGTTCAGGATTGGCAAAATTATAAAGCGGGTCAACGTTCCGTGAACCAAGAAAATATGACCCGACAAGATTATCCTTAACAGGTGACTCAGCCATAATATCGAACAACTGAAAATCTTCGATATAAGCATACCGTGGCCCCTTTGGAAATATTACATCCTGCTGTTTTAAAACCGCCATATTATGCCTCCAGAAAATAATGGTTCAGCTGGTTAAATAAAGAGACTGCGCCTACATCGCTCAGGGAAGGTGCGAATAAGTCCGAGATGTGAGATCATCGTGTTGTAACCTGAACCCAGAATGAGTAACCGGATGAGCCAGCAACTGACTTTTGCCGACAGTGAGTTTTCCAGTAAACGCCGCCAGACCCGCAAAGAAGTTTTCCTTGGCAGAATGGATGACTTGCTTCCCTGGGACAAATTACTTGGCGTTATCGAGCCTGTGTATCCCAAGGCCGGTAATGGTCGCAGGCCCTATCCGCTGGAAACCATGCTGCGTATTCACTGCATGCAGCAATGGTACAACCTGAGCGATGAGGCCATGGAAGATGCCCTCTATGAAATCGCCTCCATGCGCCAATTTGCTCGCCTGTCACTGGATAAAGCCATTCCAGACCGCACTACCATCATGAATTTCCGGCATTTGCTGGAGCAGCATGAACTGGCCCGCAAAATCTTCAGTACCGTTAATCACTGGCTAGCAGAGTGTGGCGTTCTAATGACCCAGGGCACCTTGGTGGATGCCACCATCATTCAAGCCCCCAGCTCTACCAAAAACAAACACAACAGCCGTGATGAAGACATGCACCAGACCAAGAAAGGTAACCAGTGGTACTTCGGCATGAAAGCGCACATTGGCGTGGACGCCAAAAGTGGCCTGACCCACAGTCTGGTGACCACGGCGGCTAACGAGCACGACCTCAATCAGGTTGGCAAGTTACTGCATGGCGATGAAGAATTTATCTCAGCCGATGCTGGTTATCAGGGGGCCGAAAAGCGCGATGAGCTCAGCGATGTCAGCGCAGACTGGCTTATCGCCAAGCGTCCCGGCAAAGTGAATGCATTGAAGCAACACCCGCGCAAGAACAAGCTGGCCATCCGTTACGAATACCTGAAAGCGAGTATCCGAGCGAAGGTTGAGCATCCATTTCGGATAGTAAAATGTCAGTTTGGTTTCGTCAAAGCCAGGTACAAGGGGCTGGCTAAAAATGACAGTCAACTGGCGATGTTATTCACCCTGGCGAACCTGGTTCGAGTTGACCAATTGATACGGGCACAGGCGAGATCTACCTGAAATGAGGAAATTGGCCTGAAACAGGGCCAAAATCAGCCACGAAGAGACGATTTTGGGCTGAAAATTGGAAAATTGAGCCACAGGACGTCGATAAAGGACGGTTTGGGGCGTCATATCGGGAGCTGCGGACCACTTAATCGCAACTTCCTTAACAACAACCGGGTCAGCTCCATTCACTGTATAACTAAATGTACCATCACCATCATAATAAAAAATACGGACTGACTTTGCGAATACATTCCCGAGTGATAACACCGCATCCTTTCCCGCAGAAAAAATATACTGCCCGTCAACTGGCGTTGGATAGGTCGGTGATGCTGACGTTGCCGACGCATCGTAAACAGACCACCCGGAACGGGTGAGTGTAATATTATTCATCAGATTTGGATTATCAATATTCATCTGCAACCAGCCATCGCCTGCTTTGCCGTACTTGTCATAAAAATAATTCGCGATAACCTGTGCAATCGTCTTATGCTCTGTCCAGGAATCCCCGCTCAAACCGATGGTAATCTTTGCTGGCTGCTTTAAATCAAGCTTTGCCTTTTTAGCGCGATATTTCCATAAAGTACCCGCACCACTAATGTTTTTCGGTGTTTCGTCCGGCAACTCAATCTGTGAGATAATATCCCTTAACACATCAGAATGCAGGCCTGACATATTAACCAGTCCGTCTTCAATCCAGATAGCGACCTTTCCCTCACCATCGACATTGAGAGCAACCTTTCGGTTATTGGATTTCATATCCAGCACAGGACTGATATCTTTATGCAGTCCCGTTCCGTTAATCAATCCATCCTCAAGCCATATAGCAACCTGGCCTATTTTGTCCATTGTGACAGGAACTTTTCTCGGTGATGAAAGCACATCCACCAGGCGATTTTTAACGTACATGTCACTAATGTAACGCCCGACCGGCAACGCCGTATTCTCGACATTGGCATAGTAAATAAATGCATATTCCGCGTCTGGCCCCTGTGCCACCCGGAAAACCTTTCCTGCTGGCGTCTCTTTGAGTCCTGCGATCGTTCCGTCCGGGTCATCATCGGTAATGAAAAAAGTGCGGTCTTTCGCATCGTCGATAGACTCGATGCGTTGTTTTAATAAAGCCGTGCGGTCAGCAAGCTGCTTCGCCTGAACGTTAATACCGCCCAGCCGCCCGCCTTCAACCTTATCGCCTCTGGCGATGAGTGTGATATTTTCATGCCAAGAAGGTTTCTCTATGATATTCAATTTTAGCTCCCGGAATATACATACCCACCGCCATAATTTGCGGAGGCGTCATAATAAATATTCTCGTCGGGTTCATACCCCGGCGGATAAACCGTTATCGTTTCGCCATCTACGACAGCCATGCCGACATAAGCGGTACCATATGTGCTCGCTGAGAGGGTCAGCTGTGATATATGGCGACTGACCGGCTTTGCATCACCGATAATCCGCTCAAGCTCTTTAATCATTGGCTCAGTGATGCCGATATCATTGAGGTCAATTTCAAGCCGAAATGTTCCGGCTGGGTCGGCCACTTTCCACCACTCCTGGATTGTCATTCTGTAACCCAGCGTTTCAATCACTCGCCGCACGGCGGCGACGGTTCCCTTGCGTTGGTGGATCCAGAAAGCATCACTGACCGCCTGTCGCTTTTCCGTTTCAGACCAGGTTTCTTCCCAGCGGTCGACAGAAAAGGCCCACGCCAGATACGGCAGGAATTTTACGGGGCATCGCCAGGGGTTCCACAAATCACGCAGGGGGACAGATAAATCGCTGATGACGGCGCACGCTGCGGCAGCTCGCTGTTCCAGCACCGACGACCCGGTCGCCATCAGCGAATTACTCATCAGAGCCACCAATTTCCGCTTTAAAACAGGTGCAATAGGACGCCTGCGTTTTATTTAACACCATGTCCGCCAGGGGCTTCATCAGCTCAACGCGCTGAACGCCCTGAACATGCAAAGCAGCATAGATCGCGGACAGCCGCACATCACGCCCCAGGCGGCGCTGCTCGTTGATATACGCCGCACCCTGCGCTTTTGCCGCCGCCAGAATGGGCTCCTTTGCCGGGCCGGGATAGACATACAGAACGGCGTCAATCTCATAGCTAACAATCTCGGCTGAGACGACGGTCAGGCGGTCACCGACCGGGCGCACGTTCTCATCATTCAGGGCGGTACTGACGGCCAGCAATAAATCATCCGATGCCGTGCCGTCACCTTCCCGCGACAGGACCGCGACAGTAACCTCTGCCGGGGCCGGGCTGTTCGCTGAGGCATCCGCGACACGACCATCGGCGCTCAGGGCGTGAAATTCATAGGCACCGGTTGGCCCGGCGACACTCATCCCCTCAAAAGCGGCCGGTACACGCTGGCGCAAATCGCTGTCGGATTCCATGACCGCCGCCACCGGCGGGATTTGCGTATCGTCACCCGGAGTGATGACCAGGCGTTCAACGTTATTATTTGCCGCGAGCTGGTCGAGGTCGTTTTTGATGGCATAGGCCACCATTCCGGCTTTCGCCGCCTCGTTAATCCGCTGGCGTAAAATCACCTCGCGATAAGCATTCTCTTCGAGATATTTCACCAGTGGATCTGACTCCAGCGTCAGCGTCCTGGCAATCGCTTCCTGCTCGTCTTCCGGGTACAGTGAAATCAGTGTCGCTTTGCGCCCGGCGAGGATGACTTCAAAATCCAGTGTTTCCACCACATCAGGCGCAGGGAGCTGGCTCAGGTCGATAACTGCCATAGGTTCAACTCACAGGGATGGTTAAGGAAAGGCTCTCGCCGGTATCGGTGATTTGGCCGGTCACGTCGACGACCATCTGTCCGTCAAACTGCCGCGCTGTAGTGATGCTGGTCGGCCTGACGCGCGGCTCCCACTTCAGGATCGCCATGTAGCACGCGGCCATAATTTGCAGCTCAAGCGCCGGGGTCTGAGGCTGGTCAATCATCTGCGACAACAGCGAGCCGTATTCACGACGCATGACGCGGGAGCCGACGGGCGTGCGCAGAATATCTCCGATGCTCTGGCTGATATGGTCAACGTCTGAAATGCTTTCACCGGTCGTGCGGTTCATGCCGAGATAACGCGCCGTCATTGGGTGCCCTCCGTCCATTCATCGCCGCGCCTGATGCCGCCGTGGCCGTGTTTATCCACCTGCACACCGTTGGAAGTAAAATCGCCGCCGCTGTGCTCGATATCACCTGACATCTTTCCACCTTGCTTCACCTCCAGCGTGCCGGTCGTCAGCTTGTTGGTGCAGACTACCTCCGGTGTATCGAGGGTGACGCGGGTCGAGGCTTTTACCAGCACCACCGGCACGCTGACGGCAACCGAATCGGATGCGGTCACATCGGCGGTTTTAATGCCGGTGACGGTCAGCGCGCCGGTTTCCGGCTCATAACTCATAACGGCACCGTCGGGAAACTCAACGTGCCAGGCATCCGCCGAGGCCGATGGTGCGGGGTCGTCGTCGGAATAAATGCCGGGCAGCACAAAAGCGGTATCGAGCTCACCGCCCACGGCCAGAATCATCACCTGTTCACCAACAGAGGGAGCCCACCAGGTGCGCGAGCGTCCGGCCCGGTGCGTTAACCACTGGAGCCAGTCGGTATAAATGCCGCCGGTCTGCACGCGACAGCGCCCGGCGTCGAGGTCAGTTTCGACGACGATGCCGGTACGGATCATGTTGCGTATCGCCCGGGCGAGTTCCTGGATAGATGCGAGAGTATTCATGGGGGAAAGGATGCCGCCGGGATGTTCAGGCGGCAATCTGCGGACGTTTTGCCCTGGCTGGCACAACGTTATCTGTATCAGCCCGGACTTGACCTGACACATCCATGGCGCAAATCCAGACCTAATCTGACGGGCAGAGTTGTGCCAGGAGCAGACCTTGCCATGATAACTGATAGGATCAGATTGAATCTTATGACCAGCACCAGCTAAGGTGTGGATCAATTGTGTAGCTGATTGATAGTTTTCTTCAGCCAAGCAGATTTAACCGTAAGCGTCGTCTCAGCACCGTCTGGCAGATCCTGATATTCCTGAGAGGATAGTGGACACCAAATATGGTGGACGCTATCCATGAAATCATTAACCGCAGTGCGTAAAAAAAGCCCTAATTATCCCGTTGAGTTCAAAATCAAAATGGTTGAACTCTCGCATCGACCAGAGATCTCCGTAGCGCAACTCGCTCGTGAGCATGGGATCAACGATAATTTGCTGTTCAAGTGGCGCCAGTACTGGCGCGAAGGAAAACTACGTCCTCCTTCAACAACAGAAAACAACGTGCCTGAGCTGCTCCCGATAACACTTGATGCCGAAGATGTTGTCCCTGCAACCTCCCCCCGGTCACAACCTGTAGCTGCTGCGGCACCTGAATCACTCAATATCAGCTGTGAAGTAACGTTCCGGCACGGATCACTCCGTCTGAATGGTGCCATCAGCGAAAATATCCTGAACCTGCTGATACGGGAGCTCAAACGTTGATCCCATTACCATCAGGGACAAAGATCTGGCTGGTCGCTGGCATCACCGATATGAGAAACGGCTTCAACGGCCTGGCGGCAAAGGTGCAGACGACGCTGAAAGACGATCCGATGTCAGGTCACGTTTTTATCTTCCGTGGGCGTAATGGCAGTCAGATAAAGCTCCTCTGGTCTACCGGCGATGGACTGTGTCTGCTGACCAAACGGCTGGAGCGCGGCCGCTTCGCCTGGCCGTCAGCCCGGGATGGCAAAGTGTTCCTCACACCGGCACAGCTGGCGATGCTCCTTGAAGGTATCGACTGGCGGCAGCCTAAAAGACTGCTTACGTCCCTGACTATGTTGTAAGCCTCTTTATCCTGGTCGACGCTGAATGAGCCTGGTAATATACCCGGTATGAGCAGCTCACTTCCTGACGATATCAATGCACTGAAACGTCTCCTTGCCGAACAGGAGGCGCTGAACCGTGCCCTGCTGGAAAAGCTGAACGAGCGTGAACGCGAAATAGACCATCTGCAGGCACAGCTGGATAAGCTGCGCCGGATGAACTTCGGCAGCCGCTCCGAAAAAGTCTCCCGTCGTATCGCACAGATGGAAGCTGACCTGAAGGCACTTCAGAAAGAAAGTGATACCCTTACCGGTCGGGTTGACGACCCGGCCGTGCAGCGCCCGCTGCGTCAAACCCGCACCCGCAAACCGTTCCCCGAATCACTCCCCCGCGATGAAAAACGACTACTGCCGGCAGCGTCATGCTGCCCGGAATGTGGAGGCTCGCTGAGCTATCTGGGTGAGGATGCCGCCGAACAGCTGGAGCTGATGCGCAACGCCTTCCGGGTTATCCGGACTGTACGTGAAAAGCATGCCTGTACTCAGTGCGATGCCATCGTGCAGGCCCCCGCGCCTTCACGGCCCATCGAGCGGGGTATCGCAGGACCGGGGCTGCTGGCCCGCGTGCTGATCTCAAAGTATGCAGAGCACACCCCGCTGTACCGCCAGTCTGAAATATACGGCCGCCAGGGCGTGGAGCTGAGTCGTTCACTGCTGTCGGGCTGGGTGGATGCATGCTGCCGGCTACTGTCACCGCTGGAAGAAGCGCTTCAGGACTATGTGCTGACTGACGGTAAGCTCCATGCTGATGACACGCCTGTCCCGGTGCTGTTGCCAGGCAATAAGAAAACGAAGACCGGGCGGTTATGGACCTACGTTCGTGACGACCGTAACGCCGGGTCAACGCTGGCGCCGGCGGTGTGGTTCGCTTACAGCCCGGACAGAAAAGGCATCCATCCGCAGACCCATCTTGCGGGGTTCAGTGGTGTACTGCAGGCGGATGCATACGCTGGGTTCAACGAGCTGTACCGGGATGGTCGGATAACGGAAGCCGCCTGTTGGGCTCACGCCCGCCGTAAAATCCACGATGTGCACGTTCGCACCCCGTCAGCCCTGACGGAGGAAGCGCTGAAACGGATCGGCGAACTGTACGCCATCGAGGCAGAGATAAGGGGAATGACGGCGGAGCAGCGCCTTGCCGAACGTCAGTTGAAAACGAAACCGCTGCTGAAATCCCTGGAAAGCTGGCTGCGTGAAAAGATGAAAACCCTGTCGCGACACTCAGAACTGGCGAAAGCGTTCGCATACGCCCTGAACCAGTGGCCGGCGCTGACGTACTATGCAGATGATGGCTGGGCTGAGGCGGACAATAACATCGCTGAAAATGCGCTGCGGATGGTCAGTCTGGGCCGCAAAAACTACCTGTTCTTCGGTTCGGATCATGGAGGAGAGCGGGGAGCGCTGCTGTACAGCCTGATCGGGACGTGCAAACTGAACGGAGTGGAGCCAGAAAGCTACCTCCGCTATGTCCTTGACGTCATAGCCGACTGGCCGATAAACCGGGTCGGCGAACTGCTCCCCTGGCGCGTAGCACTGCCGACTGAATAACACATCCCCGTCAATACGGTTCTTGCTGCACGCTTACATTTAACCAGCGTTTCCGCTGACTGTTTCCACAGTAGTGGCTGACATGCCTTAGGGCGTTTTTTGATGATAGGCAAACTCATTGACATCCCTTGCAGAAATAATGCAAGGGTAAGGAGATTTATGCTGTCTTGCTCATTGATTCAACGCGAATGTATAAATGTTGCTAGGAGTGTCCCTGTGTTGATTTTCTTTCATGCATTTGGATGAAATCATCTACTGACTGGGGCTTTGTTAATGGAATGGTCGCCTCCCATCTCTTGTGCCACAGTGGGACGATAAATCGTCACTCATTGAACGGAGCGCTGCTATCATGAACGTTAAAACTATTGGAATCGATTTGGCAAAAAACGTTTTCCAGATCCATGGGGTTGACGAGCACGGAAAACGGTTGTTCAACAAACAACTCAGACGGGCACAAATGGCCTCCTTTTTTGCCAACATCCCACCCTGTTTGATCGGCATGGAGGCCTGTGCATCTGCTCATTTCTGGGCCAATAAACTGATATCGATGGGCCATAATGTCAAACTGATGGCCCCTCAGTTCGTCAAACCCTATGTTAAAACCAATAAGCATGATGCTGCAGACGCTGAAGCTATTTGTGAAGCCGTCACTCGACCTAACATGCGGTTCGTGCCGGTCAAAACCGCTGAGCAGCAAGCCGTATTGGCACTTCACCGGAGTCGTCAGAGCTTCATCAAACAGCGAACCGCACAAGCCAATCAAATCAGGGGGTTATTGGCCGAATTTGGCATTGTCGTCCCCCGAGGTATCCAGCAGCTACAGCGACGATTACCTGAGCTCGTGGAAGATGCGGATAACCCGTTACCCGTCCTGTTTCGTACACAGCTGAGTCTACTACAGCACCACATGGCGTACCTGTTCGATGTCATCGCTACACTCGACAAGCAGATTGAGCAGTGCTATCGGCAAAATGCTCTCTGCCAGCGTATCGGCAAGATCCCTGGTATTGGCCCTGTTACCGCCAGCGCGCTGATTGCGACCATTGGTAAAGCCAACAATTTCGAGAATGGCCGACAACTGGCTGCCTGGCTCGGATTGGTTCCACGTCAGCACTCCAGTGGGGGTAAACAAGTCCTGCTCGGGATAAGCAAGCGAGGTGATACCTATTTGAGGACCTTGCTTATCCATGGTGCCAGGGCGGTATTGCAGTCGGCCAAACATAAACAGGATGCCGTATCGAGCTGGGCTAACCAGCTAATGGCGCGCCGGAATAACAACATTGCCTCGGTAGCATTGGCTAACAAGAATGCGCGGACTGTGTGGGCGCTCCTGGCCAAAGAGCGGGAGTATTGTGCACCAATAATAAGCGCTTAAGTTGCTTAATCAGTAAGACAGAAACAACACCACCGATTGCCCAGGCAAGCATGAAGTGATGGCAAGACAGGTCAGACCGCGATGGGGAAAACCCGGTTTATTCAAGGCTCCTGAAAGAGCGCTTTGTTGATAGAGGCCTCCATCAGCGTATTCCATCAGGGACAGAGGTATTTTACATCACCTCGGCAAAGTCCGGATCTATGGCTGCAATCGATGACCAGTAAAGCCACCACAACATATTTAGCTTGGCAAACAGGAGGCGACCATCTATGAATAAATCGAACTTTTGCTGAGTTGAAGGATCAGATCACGTATCTTCCCGACAACGCAGACCGTTCCGTGGCAAAGCAAAAGTTCAAAATCACCAACTGGCCCACCTACAATAAAGCCCTCATCAACCGTGGCTCCATAACTTTCTGGCTGGATGATGAAGCTATTCAGGCCTGGTATGAGTCAGCAACACCTTCTTCACGAGGCAGACCTCAGCGCTATTCTGACCTTGCCATCACGACTGTGCTGGTCATTAAACGCGTATTCAGGCTGACCCTGCGCGCTGCGCAGGGCTTTATTGATTCCATTTTTTCTCTGATGAACGTTCCGCTACGCTGCCCGGATTACAGCTGTGTCAGCAGGCGGGCAAAGTCGGTTAATGTCAGTTTCAAAACGCCCACCCGGGGTGAAATCGCACACCTGGTAATTGATTCCACCGGGCTGAAGGTCTTCGGTGAAGGCGAGTGGAAAGTCAAAAAGCATGGCCAGGAACGCCGCCGTATCTGGCGTAAGCTGCATCTCGCCGTTGACAGTAAAACACATGAAATCATCTGCGCTGACCTGTCGCTGAACAATGTGACGGACTCAGAAGCCTTCCCGGGTCTTATCCGGCAGACTCACAGAAAAATCAGGGCAGCATCGGCAGACGGCGCTTACGACACCCGGCTCTGTCACGATGAACTGCGGCGTAAGAAAATCAGCGCGCTTATCCCTCCCCGAAAAGGTGCGGGTTACTGGCCCGGTGAATATGCAGACCGTAACCGTGCAGTGGCTAATCAGCGAATGACCGGGAGTAATGCGCGGTGGAAATGGACAACAGATTACAACCGTCGCTCGATAGCGGAAACGGCGATGTACCGGGTAAAACAGCTGTTCGGGGGGTCACTGACGCTGCGTGACTACGATGGTCAGGTTGCGGAGGCTATGGCCCTGGTACGAGCGCTGAACAAAATGACGAAAGCAGGTATGCCTGAAAGCGTGCGTATTGCCTGAAAACACAACCCGCTACGGGGGAGACTTACCCGAAATCTGATTTATTCAACAAAGCCACTGACTGGCCAAAAGCAGGTTTTGAAGTATCCTGTCCGACCGTGACCCCTTTAAATGTGAGAATAGTCTCAAGAAGATATACATACTCCTCTGTCACTCGTTTCGAGCGCGGAGTATAAGCCGCGTTACGCACAAGTGCATCTGTATAAACATGTATCAGAGATAATTGCTCATCGGTGGCATCTGGTATGCCGTGATTGGTTTCATATTTAAACTTCAAATTTTCTAAGCATTTGTGCTTTGAATCTCCAGTTCGGAGAACATCAATGGACTTTCCATGCGAAAGTTCATCTAATTTTTCTGCGAATTGATGTAAAGCTTTGTCAGATATAACATTGCAATAATCACCTAGCTTTACAGATGCTAGCATCCACCGACACTCAGGAGCGGATGAATGCTCCACCCTCTTTGATGGGTTTTCGCCAAGTTTAGCCCATACAGCGTCCCGAACTAAGTTAAAGAACAGGTGTGTGTCCTGAATATTTGCACCGTAATCAAATGCAGCCTCGAAGTCATCGGCCAAGCTATCAGCATGCTCGCTCTCAAATCGATCCAACTCGTCTAACAGCGCACGCAATGCCTTAGGCGAAACACGTGAAATGAAATAGGCCACCTGATCTTTTAGTTCTGGAGAACCTGCAATCTCAAAAGCGTCCATATTGATATAGCCAGCCATCATTTTTTCAATGCGTGGATATGTCTTTGTCATATGAAGCACTCCTATGCCGGATACGCTGTGAGGATAAAATCAGATCGACCATTGATAGGTGCCGTACCTTCGTCAATTTTACGTAATAGAATCACCACCTTCTTGACAAGAACTGCCGGTTCGCCCATTTTTTTACGTTTGAAACTCCTGCCTACGTTAAAATTGTTCTCGTAGATTATAAGCAGGTCTTTGTCGTCGTCTACATCATCAGGTAAATCAGCAATAGCACTTTTTTCACCTGTATACCAAGTATAGACCTTGTCCAGGTTAGACAGAAGCGCCTTAGCGATGAGGGCCTCTGCGTAACTTATGCCGTGATTAAATCCGCTACTTACGTTGCATCCTGAATCTCACACAAATCGGCCGACCAACTCAGCATCGCTTTTACCAGCGTGCTTCTTAATAGTATGACCCCCAACAGAACGCAGCGCACCAGGCGCTAACGGGCCAGGAGATTCGATTTCTTCATGCTCAGGCAAAGAGACTTTCATAATGTCTGCCATAACATCAACCAGCATTTTTTCTGTAACGTCCGCCGGTAGTGGTCCATTCCACAGATCCATATAAATACCAGATGATTAAAACATTCATTGTACGCGAAGAGATTTTAAGTTTGTAGCACATTGCTAGGTTTCAATTGCTTAGCAATCCAGCACCGTTATGCCGTCCGATATGAGCTAATTGCTTCCGTTCCTCGCTTAAACAAGACTGCCAGCGTTGATTGTATGCCGCCAGTAAAAACTGTATCAGCTCAAATCTGAGCTGATACAGTTCAGTCTGTGATGTAGTCGATAATGATGCTTTCCACAAGTTGGCGGTCATCGTCGGTAAAGCCCAGGAGCTGGCGTTGTGGGTACTCAACAGCGGCGCTTTTTGGGGATGGCTTATCCTTTAGCCCGAGCTGATGCACGCGGGCGATGCGCTGCACTTTCCCGGTAAATTCCACCACCGCCGCGCTGTCGTTACCGGTCGCTTTCATATAGCGATTGGTACGCAGTTTCGCGAACATCTCCCGCTTAATCCGGCCTTTCTTTGCCCTGACGGGCTGGCGCTTACGAGGGGCAAATGGCGAACCGTCCGGCGCTTTCTGTGACTTAATACGCTGTTGTTGCCGCTGGCGCAGTTTCTTCGCAATGTCGACGGTCATCCGGCGCCGCCCGGCAGGAGAAATGGCCGCTATCAACCCGGCGAGCTTGTCCTCAAAGGGTTTGAAGTCATTCATCCCATTTACTCACCCGTTCGCCATTACTCCACATCTCAACAGGGTGCGTCACCTGCTCCGGCGGTGGCGGTTCCGGGATGTTCTCAACGTACATTGCACCGTCGGCCTCTTTGACAAGGGTGCGCTCGGTCAGCAACAGGCTGATGCTGACATCGAGGCTGCTGTCGTTGTTGATGTCGGCATACCAGATAAAGCCCTTTTTTCTGCCCTCGTCGGTTATCATGATGTCCGGCTGATTGACGCGCAGCCAGGCCATAATCGGCACAAACAACAGGTCAATATCGTCGGTGAAATCCGTCACCACGATGTTAAGCGTGTACCGCTTTTCAAACGACAGGGAGCGCGCCAGCGTCGCCGTGTTGTTGCCATCGTCCAGGCGGAGGCAAAGCATATCGGGGTTGGTACGCAGTACCGGCACCGCATCAGTTAAGGCTTTTCGCAGACTTTTGGGCTTTTGCATCGATTTCATCCTGGCATTGTTTAACCGTATCGACCTGGATTGCGCAGCTTTTCAGGGCGCTTTCGAGCTGGCGTATATCCGCACTCAGGTCGCCATTAGTCAGCGGGTCGCTGCCCGGCATCGGGCAGGGGCTGACCTTCGGGCAGGCGTTGTAAACAATCACCGGCGGCATTGGCACAGGCGACGCGCTGGTGCAACCGGCGCACAGCATCAGGTAAATCAGCGCGATACCAGCGGCGAAACGCGTCATTTTCATTGAGTAACCTCGTGATGGTTTGTTCACGCCGGAAGGCCAGCAGGTTAGCCGCGGTGAGTTTGTCCCGCATGGCAACCTGCGCCAGCTCTTTGCGCTGCGACTGCTCTGCGGCAACGTTGAGCTGATTTTTCAGCATGATGATCGTGGTTTTCTGCGTACCGGCGACCCGGTTCGCACGTTCAAATGAGGCGCGCAAATTGCTGTTATCGTGTCGCATCCACAGCAGCCCCGCACAGGCCAGCGCCAGCAGGAGAATCACTATCTTCATGCGGATACCCCTCCGGCCTTGCGCCACACTGCGACCAGTCTGTCGAGGCTGTGCTCACGCTGACCGTATCCAGCCCCCGGCAATGAAGCCCAGATATTGCGACAACGGGAAATGGCGCGCTCAATGCGCCCCTGCTGCAGGTCTTCCAGCGCGCCGCGCTCACGAATCAGTTGAATGGCGAGCCTGTCCTGTGATACCGGGCTGAAATCCGGCAAAGCGAGCTGCTTTTTGTAATGCGGCCAGAACAGATAAAGCTGCTGGTAACGCCCGGATGCCGTGGATTTTTCCCCGCGACAATTGAAGACCTTCGCCGGGCGCCCACCGGCAAACGGGTGATCGCGATAGTCGGTAAAAATCTCCGGCTTGCCATCGAAGCCGGTGACAATGACGTCGTACCCGTTGTTTTTTGTCAGCGGGTGCGTCGCCGTACCCTCTGAAAACGCCAGCGTGTCGAGGAATGCTACGACATTGGGGTGTGTCTTAATGACCGCCATCGCTTTCCCCTTTTTTAATCCTGCGCTGAATCGCAATTTCCACCGCCTGATAACCGGCGATACCCAGCATGGAGCCAAATCCGCACACGGCAGCGGGTGGCAGGTCGGGAAACTGCACCAGGGCAACCCCGGCCACCATCGAGACAAAGCCGCCCAGCAACATGCGACCAATAAAAAGCCGGGCGGTGATGGGCTCGCCACCGGCCAGGACTTTACCGACGACAATCAGCACGCCGATAACAAAGAGGGACAGGACGCTTTTTTCGCCTTCCGTCATGGGGTTACTCCCAGAGATTAATAGTTTCAGTTACGGGGGATGACTGGACGTCGGGCAGCCCGACCACCGTGCCATGTGGCAGCACAGCGCCGAGTTCAGCCAGCCCCGGATTGGCAGCGAGCACCGACTCGAAGACCCCCTCAGTACGCCCGTAATAGCGGGCGCAAATCATGTCGAGCGTGTCGCCCTGTTGCGCGATGGCCTGCATCAGATTTGGCTCACGATGCAGCGGGGTTTGTCCTGGACGCGTGATACCGCCCAGCGCATGTCCCGCCACAGCTCGTCGACAGTGGTATCTATACTGTCGGCTTTTTTGTCGCCTCTGGCGCTGGCATCTACCCCGCGATAACGCTCGTAGAGCGTGGCGGTCGCCATTGAGGTGACGGCGCGCAGGTAATAGAAAACGCGCACGCTCTCACCGTCGAGCTCGTCAGCCGGCACGTCGGCCAGCTTGCTAACCCCCCCGGCAACCTGCTGTTCGCGCCACAGATACAGCTCGGCATTGGTTTCGGCGATGCCGGTTTTGATGGCCTCACGCAGCCGGGCCGGGGCGACGGTCTGTTCAAGGCGCATCCCTTCACGCACGCGTTTCGGGTCGATGTCAGGAAAGAAAAACGTATTTTTAATCACCGGCTCATCGCTGGCAGGCGCCGGGATGACCACCATGCCACCCGGCTGCGGCTCATCGTTCTTTTTAATAATCAGCGTCGTCATGACTACCTCTGAATAGGTGGGCGGTGGACGCCGGTCTCAGGTCAGGTAAAACACCCTCATCGACTGGCGTGCCGCCCTGGCGCGGGGCGCATTCTGTTAACCGGCGGTCTTTTTCGGTCGGCCACGTTTAGCCGGTGCCGTGGTTTTCACGACGCGCGGCGCGCTTGCCGGGGCTTTAACGACCGTTGCCGGTTTAGGCTTCAGCTCACGCTCAAGCCGTTCAATGTCTTTTTTGACGCCTGCCTGACAGTCGAGCTGCATCGCTCGCTTGAGGTGGGTCAGCGCGTCGGCGGGCTGCTTGTTATCCCGCAACACCTGGCCGGTGATTTTGTGCAGTTTTGCGCGCACCTCGTCCGGCATATCGGCGGCGGCGGTCAGCGCCAGCGTGTCGAGCAACTGGCTGATGACGACCGGTTCACCGGCGGCATGGGCGCGCATGGCGGCAAGTGCCACCTCCTCGGTGAACATGTACTGCGGCGGGCGGCGATGCCTGCCTGGCATGGTCAGACCGTACTTGAAGGCGTAGCGGGCTATATCCATCGCGCCGCTGATATCACCGACATCAAGACGCCACAGCATGACGGTCATCACGATGTCATCCTGCGCGCCTTTGCCCTGTTCCAGCACGCCACTGACCCACGGCAGATAGAACGGCAGCAGCTCGCGCTTTTTCCTGGCTTTCAGCTCTTTACCAAAGATGTCTTTTAACGTGCGTTGGTCTGCGGCCAGCTTAACCAGCATCTGCTCGTAGGCAGTGGCATGCCGCAGCGGGTTGTTTTCCCGCTGCGCGGTTTCAATGGCCGAGACCCGCATCATGTGACGCTGTGCGGGGCTCGTCATCGGTTAGCCCTCCGGTTGCGCGGCAGAGAAATCGCCCAGCTTGATATTTTCAATGAAGCACCCGGCGGCGTAGGTTTCGACCACGTAATCGATGTTCATCGATTCGTAGTTTTCCACCTGGTCGAGTTTCGGGTTCTCAATGATGGAGCGGCGGTGACTTTCGTCCATGAAATAGATGGACAGGTTATCGAGACGCGTCACCATAATCGCGTTAGGCGGGAAATACGGCACGCGAACGGCAGGCAGGTTGCCGATGCGTTTCTGGCTGATGATGATGTCAGCCGCCAGCGCTTCACTGTTGGGCTGGTCTTTGTTGACGATGGGGAAATATTTGTCGGCCAGCAGCTTACGCCCCACAATCGCCACGAGCTCCGAATCCTCCTGATAAATCTCATCAATCAGGTTGTCGGTGGCATCCATAACCAGCGCATCAAGGTTAACGTAATCGCCGTTTTTACCCACACGGATCACAGCGGACACCACTTTCCCTTCCTCGTCGACGATTTTACTCATCACGCGGGTCGGCGCTTCATTGCGGTATTTCTGCAGCCAGCCGACGGCGACGTCCTGCAACATAGGATGAGTGGCGCGGTCAGAGGTTTCGGCGCGTTCAACGCCGTTGAACCCGGCCATGATGAAATCAAGCGCCTGACGCTGGATGATGGCGTCACGAATACGGCGCTGGAAGTCCTGGAAGCGCGCCCACAAATCCAGCTTTTTATACTTGAAGTGGAAGTCGAAGTTGACCTGGTCGCACTCGTACTTTCTGGACTCCAGCGCGGTAAAGTCGGCGGTTTTACGCTCCTGGCCGCTGTTGGTGTCGGTAGTGCTGGCGATGGTGCCATTGACGCCGACGCCAATTTTTTCCCCCTTCAGCTCATCCACCGGCACGATATTAATTTTCTGCAAAAAGGCCGATGACATCTGCACGGTATTCATCATGGTTTGCGTGACGGACGGCTCGACGGAGAATTTTTTACTCACGTCGTCCGGGTCGATGCCGTTCAGCTCGGCAACGCGGGACAGATAGCCATTGAATTTAAAACGGGTTTCCTGACGCATAGTCTTTCCTGTTGGGTTAAATCGGGTTGTCTGACCGGGCAGGTCTGTCGCCCGGCGATAAATTCACGACCGTCTAGCAGTCGGTCAGCAGCTCATCACCTCCGCCACCGCTGGAGAGCTTGCGGCGGGGCTGCGTGGTGCTTTCTGTGTTATCCAGCGTGGTTTTTAACTGGCTGAATGCCTGGCGGGTCTGGTCGGCTTTACTGGTGACGTCCTGTTTCAGTGTCGCAAAGGCATTTTCCAGTGCGACAAGACGTTGCTCAGTGGCGGTGAGGTTTTCCTGCACATGCTCACTGACGGTCGTCACGGCTTCATGCACATCCTGAAAACGGGCATCATCACTGGCCTGTTTGCGGCTGAAAATCGTCTTCACTTTGTCGCTCAGGGCGGTAAAGACATTTTCCGGCAGGTCTTCGAATTCCAGTTCGGCGAGGGTGGCAACAGAAATCAGGTTGCCCGGTGCGGCTTTGAAACGGTTAAGGGGGTTAAATTTGGCCCCACGGCAAAATTCGAGGTATTCAGTGCCGAGGCTGGCCGGGTCATCGGTCACGGCGAGGCCGACCAGGTAGCATTTGCCGCTGTTGGCAAAATTCGGCTGGATTTCCATGGAGGTGTAAACCTTCTGCAATTTTTTATTCATTGCGATCAGGTCATCGGTCGGTGTGATTTTAGCGAACAGCGCCAGCTTGCCTTTCAGTACCGAGTCGTCGTCAATTTTTTCAGACTTCAGCTCAACCACATCGCCGTAACGGCTGAACGGACCCTCCGGCAGGATGCCTTTCAGGTGTTCGAGGTTAATGCGGCAACCGTAGACGCGGGGGTCAAAGGTCTCGGCCATTTCCTGAATATCCGTCGCGCTGATAACGCGGCCGTCACAGGTATCGCCTTCGACGCCGATGCGAAACCATTTTGAAACTTTTTTTGCCATTGTCAGGAGTCCTGATATCGGGTTAACGGGTCGGGGCTAGTTTCCCGACGTCGCCACTCTCCCGCCATCAGTCCCGGATGGCTTATCCCTCACACAACAGCACCTTAGCGATTCACATCCCCCGTTTCTTTAGCCTTGCCCTGTATCAATCACGGCGAGGCATCCATGACCATCACCACCGACACCACTTTGTTAAACGACCCGCGACGCCAGGCGGCTTTGCTGTACTGGCAGGGGTTCTCCGTGCCGCAGATTGCCGATATGTTGCAGACCAAACGCCCCACGGTGCAGAGCTGGAAACAGCGCGACCACTGGGAGGAAACGGCACCGCTAAACCGGGTCGAAAGCACCCTGGAGGCCCGGCTGATTCAGCTTTATGCCAAGCCCAGCCTCACACCCCATGATTTCAAGGTCGCCGATTTTCTGGCCCGGCAGATGGAGCGCTTTGCGCGGATTAACCGCTATGGCCAGACCGGAAACGAGGCTGACCTTAATCCCCGCGTGGCCAACCGCAACAAAGGCGAACGCAAAAAGCCGACAAAGAACTTTTTCAGCGACGAGGCTATCGAGAAACTGGAAGAGATTTTCTTTGCAGAGTCTTTTGAGTATCAGCTCCGCTGGCACCGAGCCGGGCTGGAGCACCGCATTCGTGACATTCTGAAATCGCGCCAGATTGGGGCGACGTTTTATTTTTCCCGCGAGGCGCTGCTGCACGCGCTGAAAACCGGCCATAACCAGATTTTTCTGTCAGCAAGTAAAACGCAGGCGTATGTATTCCGCGAGTACATCATCCAGTTTGCCCGCCGGGTTGATGTTGAGCTGACCGGAGACCCGATTGTTATCGGCAACAACGGCGCAAAGCTGATTTTTCTCGGCACCAACTCCAACACCGCGCAAAGCCATAACGGCGACCTGTATGTCGACGAAATTTTCTGGATCCCCAACTTCCAGAAACTACGCAAAGTGTCGTCGGGCATGGCCTCACAAAGCCACCTGCGCAGCACCTACTTTTCGACGCCTTCAACCCTGGCGCACGGCGCTTACCCGTTCTGGTCGGGGGAATTATTCAACCGGGGCCGCGCCCGCGCCAGCGAGCGGGTCGACATCGATATCAGTCATGACGCGCTCGCCGCTGGCATGGCGTGTCCTGACGGCCAGTGGCGGCAGATTGTCACCATTGAGGATGCGCTCGCCGGGGGCTGTACGCTGTTCAATCTGGAGCAACTCAAGCGCGAAAACAGCGTCGACGACTTCCGCAATCTTTTTATGTGCGAGTTCGTTGACGACAAGGCGTCGGTGTTCCCGTTCGAAGATTTGCAGCGCTGCATGGTCGACAGTCTGGAAGAATGGGAAGACTTTGCGCCGTTCGCCGACAACCCGTTCGGCTCCCGCCCGGTGTGGGTGGGGTACGACCCTTCGCACAGCGGCGACAGCGCCGGGTGTGTGGTGCTCGCGCCGCCGGTTGTCGCCGGGGGCAAGTTTCGCATTCTGGAGCGCCATCAGTGGAAAGGCATGGACTTCGCAACCCAGGCCGAATCCATTCGCCAGCTCACGGAAAAATACAACGTCGAGTACATCGGTATCGATGCGACCGGCCTCGGTATTGGCGTCTTCCAGCTGGTTCGCTCGTTTTATCCCGCCGCCCGCGATATCCGCTACACGCCGGAAATGAAAACCGCGATGGTGCTGAAGGCAAAAGACGTTATTCGCCGCGGCTGTCTCGAATACGACGTCAGCGCCACCGACATCACCACCTCGTTTATGGCTATCCGCAAGACCATGACCAGCAGCGGGCGCAGCGCCACCTATGAGGCCAGCCGCACCGAGGAAGCCAGTCACGCGGACGTCGCCTGGGCGACCATGCACGCGCTGTTAAACGAACCGCTTACCGCTGGCAGCGGCCAGGCCACATCGTCCATTCTGGAGTTCAACTGATGAGTAAATACAAAGGCCGCAAGCCACAGCCACAAAAGCGCCCACGCAATATGAAAGAATCCCTGCCCCAAAAAGTGGAGGCGTTTACCTTTGGTGAGCCGAGCGCGGTGCTCGACCGCCGCGATATTCTGGATTACGTGGAATGCGTCAATAATGGCCGCTGGTTCGAGCCACCGGTCAGCTTTAACGGGCTGGCAAAAAGCCTGCGTGCCGCCGTTCATCACAGCTCACCGATTTACGTTAAGCGCAATATTCTGGCCTCAACGTTTATTCCGCACCCGCTTTTATCACAACAGGATTTCAGCCGCTTCGCGCTCGATTTTCTGGTGTTTGGCAACGCCTTTTTAGAGCTTCGAAAGAGTGTCACCGGGCGCCCGCTGAAGCTGGAAGCATCACCGGCTAAATATACGCGGCGCGGCACTGAGGAGGATGTCTACTGGTGGGTGCCGTCATTCGACCAGCCGCACCCGTTCGCGCCGGGCTCCGTGTTTCACCTGCTGGAGCCTGACATCAATCAGGAGCTGTACGGCATGCCGGAATATCTTAGCGCGCTCAATTCCGCCTGGCTGAATGAAGCGGCGACGCTGTTCCGTCGTAAGTATTATCAGAACGGGGCGCATGCGGGTTACATCATGTATGTGACGGATGCCGCGCAAAGTGGTACTGACGTCGAGGCGCTGCGTGATGCGATGCGCAGCTCAAAGGGGCTAGGCAACTTCAAAAATCTGTTTTTCTACGCACCGCACGGAAAACCGGACGGCATTAAAATTGTGCCGCTCAGTGAGGTGGCCACGAAAGACGACTTTTTCAATATCAAAAAAGTCAGCGCCGCCGACCTGCTCGACGCACACCGCATCCCGTTCCAGCTGATGGGCGGCAAGCCGGAAAACGTCGGCTCGCTCGGCGACATCGAGAAGGTGGCAAAGGTGTTTGTCCGTAACGAACTTATACCGCTGCAGGACAGGATGCGCGAGGTCAACGCATGGGCCGGTCAGGAGGTGATCCGCTTCAAAAGCTACAACCTCGATACCGAAAGTGACTGATTTCTGCCGCCTCCGGGCGGCTTTTTCTTACCCCTACGCCTGACCGTCTCAGAAGCCCGCCACGCCCTCAAACGCCCCACGCATCGCCTACCAACACCCTGCGAACCGGCGCGGCGCAGCGACGCGCTCAGGCTGCGAAAATAAATGCGTAAATGTAGTCTGGCGCGCAGTGCTTTCCCCGCCTCGCCTGCGCGCTTAACGGGTTGTTTTTAATGCAGGTGCATCAGGAGCCCCAAGCCGCACCAGCTGTGGCTATTGTAGCCAAATCCTTACATGTAAAAAAAATGCAAATTAATGCACCACTAATTCAGAAAAATATGCATAGAACACAAGGCTACTTCCATTCTTCAGAATATATTGCGTCTGATGAGCGTGGGCTCGGTTCAGCTTGATGAATAGAAATCCTTAGAGGAAGATTAAATGCGGAACCAAATGCAATAGCATCCCCCCTTGGTAGACCAGATACTTGGCGAATCATTAATTCGTTTCCGCTTTCCATTGCATAACGGAGCGCTTGTAAGTCACGCTCATTAGTCAGTCGCAATGTGAACCAGTTTGAGCACATGGCTAATACTGTTGAAGACAACTCAGAGGGACGCTGAGTACTTACAATCAGGGAACACTTGAACTTGCGACCTTCCTTTGCCAGACGTTCGTAAGCTTTGATTTGTGCATCAACTTCTGAGTAGGGATCCCTCAAATAATGATGAGCCTCTTCAAGAAGTAGCACTGTTGGAAAGGCTTTGTTTTGCCCTCTCAAGAAAAGAACTTCAGCAAACATTTCGAGTAAGGCACTCAACAGCATTGGAGCGTGGTCTTGTGACAGATTTTTCAAATTAACTATATGAACATTCCAATCATTCGGCTCTCCCTTTTCTTTTCCAAAAAAATAGTCCACTTCATCTTTCATAGCGGCGTCCCAATGCCTACCATTGTCAGCCAGAACTTGACCACCATTCATATCGACAATATTTTTGAACCTTACATCGTCTGCTAATTGCTGTATGATTTTTATTAGAGGGAGTACATTACCATAGCAAAATGCATCACGCTTACTTCCACCCGTCCTAGAGTCGGCAGCGACACAGCCAAACTCTGCAACCAAACTTGCTAAACACTTAAATGGTGCCCACCTGCCAGCTTTTTCCAATGTTCTGTTACGCAAACCACCTAACCAAGCAGCAAGATGCAGTTGATTCTCTTCTCTACAATCGTCATAAATATTAAAGCAATTTCCACCTCCATCTCTCAGGAAGTATGTTTTTTTATCGAAATGAGTTCTGTTAATAGCATTGAGAGCATTTCTCAGTGCTGGCAACTGAGTTTTATCGCTAGGACGTAATAATTTTATTAAACCTGCAAAACCAAGTGCCTGATAGGGTATCTGCTTGTAAGAATACGATTCTTCTGTGTATGCCATACCCTGTAATAAAGGTGGTTTAGGTGCTTCTCCGTCTGGACACTTACCTAAAATGGTATGTTTAACATTTGGTAATCCCACAAATGCCTGAGAATACTCACCATTTATGTCAAAAATAACTATTCGCGATTTAGTATACTTCTCAGCAATTCGTCGAGTCAGTAATGCGTTGAAATTTGATTTACCATAGCCAGTACTACCTAATACGGCTATGTGCCGTGTCAGCAATTTATCGATACTAGCCAGTATTCGTACAGATTTGGTACGCGAATCGACTCCAAGTTCAATTGCTTTATCTAAATCACCTTTGTCTATGCTATAAATAGTGTTTAAGAAATTAGTTGTTAAAGGAACAGCTGAAGCACCCAATGCTGGTAATCGCCAATCTTCAGAAACAAATACATATCCGTCAGATTCCCTTTTAACAAAACCTATTGCATAGGCTATTATTTGCCTAAGAGGCATGTCCGCTATATCTGAAGTTCCTATATTTGCTTTATGGGCTTTATCCGCTTCAACAAAGGCCATATCCGTAACACGAGCAACCACCAGTATATTACCGGCATCAAAGCCAATGAGATCTCCTGGCTGGGTAACCGAACTAACCCCATCCCTATGTGATGCTAATCTTCCCTGTAACCCTTCATGAAGATTTATTCTAATTTTTTCACCTTCCAATCCTACTACATAGCCGATCGCGGAAAGCTCTGAAAGTTTAAAATGGGTCATGACCTTCTCCTTTAGACAATTTAGAGATAGCCTCAACCAAATCATCTACAGTATTTCCGCGAGGGAAAAGAACTGGATATGGAAGATGTTTCACAAAACTATCAAAGTAAGCGTCACCTCCGCCTCCTACGACGGTCACTTGATTGAGAGTTAAATGCTTCAATGTAATTATTGCTTTTTCGCCTTCCGAAGCGGTACCAGAATCAACATTGATTTGAGCCTTGGCTAATTCAGGATAATAAACAACAACATGAAAAGAAGGATTTAACAACGCACCTAATATTATTCTATTAATATGATAATCACCAAAACCGAATCCATTTATAAAAAGAGCCGTTTGTGATTTAGAAAGAAACTCCCCAAACCTCCTAAACATTTCACCATAAACAAATCCAATTGTATGGCTATATTTGTTTGCCCCGGGATAAATCAAATGCTGGCCTCGATAATAATCATCTTCATTTATAATATCTTTGATGTAATTATCATAAGCTTGAGATGAGCTTACTTCATTAACTGTCAAACTATCATCTTGGTACCATGTAAGAGAACCATGAAGCTTATAAAGATAGGCGTGGTAGTGACCAAATCTAGCCTCTCCCTTCGCATTAACATTTCTAAAAGCCAAATCAAAATTTTGTGGATAAAACTGTCTTGTGTGTAAGCCTGAGAAGCCATTAAATAACTGAATACCAAGATCTTCCGCAGCCCATTCTAAAGCCAAATCATAATTTGTTGTAAAAAGTGCTGGTGCTGACTGACCAGGTTGCCGATTTGAAATTAATTTTGATATTAACTCTTTATGATATTTAAACTGTACTTTTTTCCCTTGATTTTTTTGCCTGAATTCTTCTCCTGTAAGTAACGCAGCTTTAGTTACCCCTTTGTATAATGCACTTAATATCGTTCTAAATTCTTTTTCTTCAGCCTCATTATGTCTTGTTTTAGCTACAGATAAAAATTTTGTTGCCTCATCAATTAAAAGCTCAACGTTTACTGAATCAGATTCTGAATCAGTCCTAGAAACGAGAAGATAACGTTCGATAAGTAGCGATAAAAGATCTGGATGGTCTTGCTTAAAGGACTGCCAGACTTCTTTCATGGTTTTCCCACCGCAACCAACCGAAGCGCCAGCACCTAAGAGCACTCCTACATTGTCTAATTGGCACAGCGAATAAACATGAGAACGGAAATCATCCTCACTAACTTCCTTACCACCTTGATATATAAGCATAAACATCCCTTTCAAACAGATTTTGGGCGGATTAAGCATTTGCATTCGGAATTAATTATGATTCAATTTTTGTTTAACTAACAGCCCAGTTATTCAATGAAAAAATGTCCTCACAAAAATCATCCGTGCGCAAGTAGCAATACCTTATCCCATCAAAAATCACCGTTGCCCCACGCGCTAGTACGTCGAGTTCCCACCGTTCCGGGGTAATGCCTTGCTGAGCCAAATCGAAACGAATTTTTGCGACGCGATCCCTTTCGGGCTTAGTCATCCTTGCTGATGGCGCTTGCTCACTCGTTTTGAGCGGCGCATTTCTTCTTTGCTGGCAATTTTTTCGCGGCGCACCAGCTTTTAACGCGCCGTTAAGTATCTTCACGACGTCTGGCTCATTCCAGCCGATAACATCGCGCTCAATCAGATTTAGCACCGCTGCGGCTTGCTCAGACGGTGCGGAGGTGATAACTGGATCGCCACCGACGGTGAGTTTTCCACAGTTATTGACAGGACTCCGAGGCGCGGCAGAGCCGCTTTTTAAGGTCAAAGGCTCAACGGCCAAAACCTTTGGAACGATGCGCCACTCGGCGGTACGGGTTACATGTACGCGACTAGCCCCGAGGTGAGGGGCATAAATACCGACTACTCTCTCGATATCTTCCTCGTATTCGTTGACCTCATCCGTCACTTTACGGGCGACCCTGACGGCCTGAGCATCACGCGGTTGGTTCGCACCGCCCTGCGCGATGATATACAGGTCAAACTCACCTTCATCTGCAGCAGCGCGAGCCGCTTCGACCCTGTCGTCAAACTCACTGGCGATACTCACCCCGCGAGGAAGTTTGCGCAGTTCTCGGTAAGCCCCCATCGTCGGCAAACCAATTGGTTTAAACTGAGGGATGCGCCATGTAGACGCCCATGCGGTTACAGCTGCAGCTGTGTCTTTCAGAGGCTTGCCGGTATCATGGTCGAGCTGACCGTCGAGCGCATAGCCGTCAATATTTTTGGCGATATATTTAGCTATATAACCCGCCGCTCCGCCCTGATTAAGGTGACGTGACTCAAAGCGCTGTTTTGCTGCGCCCTTTTCGTGTCCATCCTCTTTAAGGGCATAACGACGCATAATTTCGTTAATGGCTTTACGCTGACCGGGTTTGCAAAACAGCATCATGTGCCAGTGAGGTGTGCCGTCGTGGTGTGGCTCAACAACCCGCATCCCGTAAACCTCTAAATCGTTATCTTTGAAAGCGGTACGCATAAGGCTCCAGATTCGGCACAGATACCGCTGGCCGTCTTTAGGTGTGAATGCGGTTTCGTTCCAGCCGTGATTGAGCTGCACCGTTTTACTTTCACCTTTGCCGACCTGTCGGGTCGGATGATATTTCGATGGAGTGGTTAGCGTGATAAACATCCCCACGTCACCGACGCTGGCCGCATAGCGTTCTATCCCTGCGATGGTGTTCATCAGCTCCATACGACGTATTTCAGGGTTTGAAATACTCCCCATGACTTTGCTGATGAGGTCGATACGTTCGCCGGTGACTTTGTTTTCCAGCTCGCAGGATTTCAGGTATTCCAGATTAGCCAGGCGGCGCGCATGAACATCGCGGATCGCCATTTTGCTGGCGTAGGGTGAACGGTCTTTATTGACCTCACCGGCGGCAATGAGCAACGCCTCGCGCCAGCGCATACGCTGCGCCTTGAGCTGGTTAACCCACCACTCGTCTTTAATCAGTCGGGAAATTGCGGAAAAAGCCATGCGGATCGTCATCTGACCCTTACGGTATTTTTTCCAGTACATCGGGGTGAAATTGAAAGCGCGCGCAATACCGGCCACCTGACCGTATAAATGCGCCTGAGCCTGGTCGGTGAAAAGCATATCTTTGCCACCGTGAGCATCAGCCCATGCGTCGCTTAATTCCTCATACTGACTCCAGAGCTGGGCGGCAATTTTGGCCGCAAATTTCTTAAGCTCTTTATCATTCATGTCAGGCAGGCGCGCATATTCATCACGCTCAGACAGGAAACCAATCGAGGCGGATTCATTCATGCCGCACAGCTCATTAACACGCTCAAGACGCGGCAGCAGCTTGCGCTCAAAGGTGTTTTTTAAGAAATACAGCCCACCCAACGGGCTCTTTGTGCGGCGGATGAAGTTATAACGCGAGGTAAAAAGCGTTTGCAGGAAAAACGGCAGGCGGTCAATCCGGTTTAAAACGCCTTGCACCTGACGGAATTCGGCACGTGTAAGGGGTCTGTCGCGGCCTATGGCCTCTTGCTTGAGGTTATTCCAGGAGTAAGCACCGACGAATGAATCACCGGTGCTTTTTTGTAGCGGGGGTGGTGGCGAGGGGGCTACGCGCCCCCGGGTCTCAACGGCCATTAACGGTGAATGCTTCCAGACATTTTTGACCTAACTGCTCGACCTGCTTTTCTAAGTCTGAAAACTGACGAGCTTCCCCGGTTAAAATGTTGTGTAGCACTAGGCCGGAAACGAGCTTGCTGATAGTTGGATAAAAACCAACGGTATCGAGCCATTCTTTACCGGCATTTTTTCCAGACTTAGCGACCTTCTTTTCCTGCAAAATAAACTGGAATTGGTCGCTGGTAATTACGAATTTATTATCGATAACAATATTAATGCTCATACAGCCCCTTACCGATTTATTGCTTATTCAAAATAGAATTGTGAAGCTTTTCAGATTCTTGCCCCAACAGCTCGATAATTTCCGTCCGGTTCATTTCAGACTTGCAAATGTGAGCTATCAGAGAATCAAGCGCAGACGCGAAACGCGTCGCGGTGACTAGCTGAGCCTCAATGCTGGCCTGCGCTAACAAGGCTTTCATATTGCTGCGAGGAACTGATATTTCTTTATTCATTTACCCGGCCCCAGACAAAAAGATGTCCTACGCATTCAAGCGCGTAAAAAATTTTGCTAGTTAATTAATGCAAATATTGCTCAGGCTTAACAGAGGTCAAAATAGTTGGGGCATATTCAAACAAGCTGAATAGTTCACGCAATGCGCGGAATAGCTGCTCTCGCCAATAACAAGAATCTTCATTAACGCGCCAGTAAGGCTGATTAAACTCTTTCTCAGTTAATCCGGCATGAAGGAATAATGTGCGACGCTGGCTTACTGTCAGATAACTTATATACGTCGATTCACTGGCTCCGACCTGACGGCGTTTAGAAAGCGCACCGCGTAGCTCGTCAATCGCGCAGACCAGACGCTCACGATCTACATCGTTCATTTCTTCAAAACGCATGGTCGCGTGACGCTGTTTAAGCTGAGCATGAAAACAGACTGTCAGGCGATCGCGTTCCATCATCTGATTGTAAAAATCACATGAGTCATGCCAGCGAGGTTCTGCAAGATGCTTACCGATTACAACGCGGAGAGATTGAGGCTGTTTTTGAACTAATGCCAAAGTCATAACCGTCATAATGCCAATCCTTTTGATTTGAGGTAGCTTTTTGCCGTGGCGATTATTCCAGGCTTGCGGGTGCGGATAATGATGCCTTTGCGACCTTTGCCATGAGTGATGATGGAGTTAACCGGGCGTGGGCTTTCATTACGGAGTAACTGTGCAATGCAACGGGGCTCGGTCATCATTTTGGCTCTCCCAAACCCAGCCACATGAGCCAACCTTCGCGAATCTCTTTTGGGCGGCTTTCAAAGGCAAGCTTCATGCCCTTATTCCACGCTGGCAGGTAAATCCAATATTCACCCGCACGTCCAGATGTTGACAAAGGGTCTGTCATTTCAATCACTGGAAGCTTGCCTTTCTCAATCATCCCTTTAACAGCTGCAGGGGTTTTCCCGATAAGTCTGGCGAACTCCTGAATAGGCACAGCATCTGTATTGCTTACAAGCTGTCTGCTCATCTGATAGGATTCTCCTTTAGTGTGGTTAATTGCTCTAAATGGGATTTAATTGCTCTAAAAGGTGATTCACCTATTGATTAGTTAAATCTACGATAGGTGATAATATTCAACTATAGGTGATTTTATGTCAATACAGATTCATGAAAAAATCAAGCTCATTAGAGAGTCTGAAAGATTAAACAGGAGAGAATTCAGTGAGTTAACAGGAATCGTTTATGGTTCTTTTTGTAGCTATGAAGCAGGCGATAAAAAGCCGGGCGTAGAACAAATCATGAAAATCCTCCAACACCCTCGTTTCACCAAGTACACGATGTGGTTTATGACTGATCAAATAACACCTGAAGCTGGGCAGATTGCACCGGCTCTCGCGCACTTTGGGCAGCCGACAACAACGTCACCCCACTCAGACCAGAAAACTGGCTAACCATTTACGGCGCTTATTTATGCAGTAAATGCGCAGTGAGTTTTTGTTATTTAAATCAGCAAATTGAAGTACGCAGTAACATCATCGGGAGGCTTTATGTCTGTTAAAAAGCTCGATGATGGTCGATATGAAGTGGACGTCAGACCTGCAGGGCGCAACGGAAAGCGCATCCGCAGGAAATTCGATAAGAAAAGCGAAGCTATCGCTTTTGAAAAACATATTCAGTACAACCATCACAACAAAGAATGGTTGGCGAAACCGACAGATAAGCGGCATCTGTCAGAGTTAACAAAAATCTGGTGGGAGTTGAAGGGAAAGCATGAGACTCATGGTCGAGATTATCTAGGCAAAATTGAGTTATTCACAAAGATTACAAGTGACCCATGCGCCTTTCAGATTACAAAATCGGTGATTAGCCAGTACGGCACGGTGCGCCGTTCTCAGGGTATTAAACCATCGAGCATCAACCGCGATTTGACCTGCCTTAGTGGAATGTTTACATCGTTGATAGATGCAGAGCTATTTTTCGGTGAACACCCTTTCAGAGGTCTAAAGCGACTGAAAGAGGACAAACCTGAAACCGGCTATCTGACGCAAGAAGAGATCGCTGATCTCCTGTCGAAAGTCGAAGGGGATAATAAAAAAATAGCGATTCTATGTCTTAGCACCGGTGCAAGGTGGAGCGAGGCAGCAAAACTGAAAGCGGAAAACATCATTCAAAATCGCGTCACGTTTGTTAAGACAAAGACCAACAAGCCGCGAACCGTTCCGATATCCGAGGAGCTGGCAACAATGATCACTTCAGGAAAGCGTGGTTATCTTTTCACTAACGCTAACTATCCTGCGTTCAGACGACTAATGAAGGAGTTGAAACCGGACCTGCCACAGGGTCAGGCAACGCACGCATTGCGTCACAGTTTTGCCACTCACTTTATGATTAACGGGGGCAGTATTATCACACTTCAACGGATTCTCGGGCATTCACGAATTGAGCAGACAATGACATATGCACACTTCGCCCCTGAATACCTGCAGGATGCGATAACGCTCAATCCTTTACGCGGTGGCACTGAAGCTCAGAGTGTCCACACAGTGTCCACGCTTGAGTGA